AGATCATTGGGGAAATGTACTGCTGGGCTGTTTCCACGTTCTGCATTGCGGCAATCTGGTAAGATTCATCTGCCAAAGGCTTCAACATTTGGACGCGATCTGGAGCCCAAATCATGGCCAAACGCTGCGCCAACCCATAGGCAAAAGCCTCAAGGAAATAGTAAGGAGCGTTGACTGTCTGACCGTTGTTAAAGTCAGCATCGTCAATCTGGCAAAGCTGGTAGAACTTTAAAGATGTCTGCGTACCATCCGGAACCGGCCAAAGGCTAACGGTGCCAGAGATCTGACGGTCTTGCCAGTATGTCGTTGGGAAGCCACGCTGCTCTTTATTTGGGTAAGACGCATATTCGGTGCGGCTAATGGGCAGGATCAGCCGGTCAATTGGCGACCCAGATCCATCGTCCGTCTGGATATATGTGTCGAGCATGACAATGTTATTGGCAGGCAGCGCATAGTCCGACTGGCCAGCGACCAGCGCGATTGTCTGGAGATCAACCATCCAAAGGTTAACGCCCTCTGATGACCAGCGACCAAGCAGTAGGTTTGACGCCATGCGCGCCGACTCCATATGCTCCTGAAGCAGCGCAGTATTGCGAATGCCGCACAGGTTAAAGGCATACAGCGTCAGTTCGCCAAGCGACGGATTGTAATTGAAAGTGCCGCTTACGGTCATGCCGTTTTACCCCTTAGAGAGCGCCGTCGTTCTTGATGTAGATAATTTGGAATTCAGCAACCACGTTTGCGCTTGCAGTTGTTGAATTGGCCCGTATCTCAATGTCAGATTTTTCTTCAACAGGAATTGGGTAATTAAATGTAATCCAACCCTGACTTCCGTTAGACACCCTAACTTGCGAAGCGGTGTCAAAGACTGAGCCAAATGGCCTTATAGCGAGGAAAGCAGTACCGTAAGCTGTGATTGCATTGCCATATCCAGCAGAGTAATTTGTGATATAAGCTGTGTAACCGGCTGGAACGGTCCAAATGCATGCCGTTGAGCCGTTACCTGCTGTATAAACGCCGTAAATAACCGCTGGCACACCGGCAGTTACTGTCCCAGTTCCTGCATATATTGTTCCGGCAGCAGCTTCGCCAGACCCAGCCGTAACCACAGCAAGGTGGAAGACTCGAAGAAAGCTGTTAGTGGTGTTAACGGCTGTCTGGCCATTTAGTGTCACGGTTTCGTTGATTTCGTTATAAATAGCATCCAAGCCTTGGATAACCACTGTGCGGGCACCGGTACCGGCTGCTGCATCATTTGCGCTACTGCTGGCAACAACCATAACTTGCGCAGTTGCAGGATAAACATAAATGCCACCTTGGTTCCAAACCGTAGCCTGCGAGGTCCCAAGTGTCGGGAATGTGCCTGAAACCAAAACTGTGGAATGCCCTGTGATCTGGTCACGGGCAACTTGAAGTTCAAACGGTTCAGTGACGCCAACGCGACTGATAGATTGGTTAACAATACCGGAAGCCATAAAACGTACCTTTCGTAGGAGGCTAGAAGCCTAAAATTACCGTAACATTAGCACTTATTTAAGCGCTAGACTAGCACTTCACGTCCCATCTTTTAAGCGCTAAATTTATCCGGCTATTCGGATCATGCGCTGTCTTTGCTGACGTAAGTTTTTCTTTCATTCCGCACATGCGTGAACGGAAGTTATCGCGCCTATCTGCTGCCGCAGGGCTGCGATCTGCTTCCTCAGCGGTGACCGGGCGCTTGATGTTATGACCTTCTGCACGAAGGGAAGCGCGCCCCTTGTCGTTCAATCCACCAGATTTAGACTGGCCCTCTTTACGCTGCCAAGTATCAGACATGCTGCCCTCCATAGTAAAACGGGGGCCGCTAAGCCCCCGCCTTATTTTTACAAAGTCTTAGCGATTAGTTCAACGAACCGCTGACATTGCGACCCTTTGCAGGGGTTCCTGCGCGGGCGGACGAAAACGGACTGCCGTTATCGCAAGATCCACCTGACTTACGGGCTTTGCGTCCAGCGTGGTGCATAGCATCCATGCCTTTGACTTTACCGACAGTCTTGCCACCGCGCTTACGCTTTTCAGCCGCTTCGTTGACATTGCTTTCATAGGTGTAGCGCATGTTCTTTTGTGCTTGATCCTGCGCCATTTCATTGACGCCACCAGATGCGCGTGATTTACGACCCTTCATATCGAGTCTCCTTATACCGTGAGGTTGTTGGACTGGATATAAGTGACGGTCAGAACGCCGACACCAGTACCCGTATTTGTGGATGTAACCAAGACCTGAATGTCAGTCGAACCAACGTCCGTCCAGTTGGCAATAGCTGCATCAACAGTGCCGGGACTGGCGCTGACGATACCCTTTGTGCCACCTGCAACAGCAGCAGCAGCAGTCAGCGCCGTGGCCGAAGCCGTAGTGCCAATGCCAAGCGTTGTTGCAGCACCTGACCAAACAGCCGAAACCGTCAGCGTAATGCTAAGGATTTGACTGTCAGCAGGGATTACAATCGAAGTCGTGTAGACACCAGCAGTCGCACCATTGGTGGCTTGCGTGATTGCCTCAGACTGGGCCATAACTGCATAACCAACATTGGCTATACCGCTATCACCGCCAGCACCAGCAAGAACATTGGTGCCGTCGCTGTTAAGGACGTTGCCTGCCTTAATCGGCCCGGTAAAAGTAGTAGTACCCATTGGGACCTCCTTTAAAGGTTTCCCCCTCCCCGTTAAGAGAGGGGGTGCCGATTAATTAAGACGTTGGGAACGAACCGAAGATCGAACGCCAGTTGTAGTAGCCGAAGCTGTAACGCTCATAGCCCTTGACCAGAAGGTTGTCGGTTACGAAATCGACTTGCATGTCGGTTTCGAACTTGACGCGCTCCATGTACGACAAACCGTCGATGTTGGTCAGGAGGAACCAAGCGTAGGCCGACGTCAAGAAGTCGTTGACCATGTAGCCTTCTGGAAGACCACCACTTGTGCTGAGGATAGCGTTGACATCGTTGTCTGCTGTACCCGGACGGAGTTCCGTCTTGGTAAGGCGGATAGCGACAGGCTCAAGCTGCGGCGGAACGATAAGCTTACGGCCACGAGCAAAGACCTTCAGACCAGCTTGATCCTTGAAGTTCGTCCGGATTGAAATCATTGCGTTAAGCAACGTGGACTCGTTCAGATCGACCTGAGTGGTCGGCGTGTTGGCAACCGTACCACCATCAATTGGGTGAGAAGTCGAGCAAAGCGCTACGCCATCACCACCAATATTGGCGTTGTAGGTTGTTGCCGTGTTCAAGATGTTCGAACCGTAGATTTCCTTGGTCTGTTGGAATGACTCAATCAGGCCGAGGTTCGAAGGTTGGAACTGTGTCTTGTACAGGTTATCGTCGATGGCTTTGCGCGTAATTGCATAGCCGAGAGCAATTTCGTTATGCTCTTGGTTGTAGACATAACGCTCACCAGCGCCGTTATCGAAAGACGTTTGACCGCCCTCAGTCTTCAACTGAGCAAGGCCGAGGTAACGCATTTCAGCGGTACGTTCTAGCGCAAGCTTCGAATCATGCTTTGTGAAGATCTTGTCGTACTGAGATGGGATCATCTCGTACTTGCCTTCTACGCCCCGCAAGCCGGGGAGCAGAAGGTCTTTAATTGCTGATAAATTAACAGCCATGGTACCTTACTCCCTTAAATGCCGGTTAGGGTTTTAGTGGACACGTTGTTGAACGCAACAATTGCATAATTGTATGCGCCAGCTTCCGTACCATTCGAACCCGGAGGGGCGATGTCGAGGCCAACTACCTTGAAAGGCAGTGTGGACGTCGTTGTCGGTGTGACAGTGATGTCGATGTACGCGCCCGAAAGGCCGCTCATCGTGTTAGGAGTTCCGTAAGCGAACTGCACGTTGGCACCGATGTCGGTGACAGCGAGGCCAGTTGAGGACGAACCACCAACCTGAGCCAAGAACTTCGCATTCGGATCATTGACGTAGTAAACTTCAACAGTGTTTGCCGAAGCTACGTCAGCAGCGCCCCAGAAGTTCGACCAAACGGTACGCTTCTGCGAAACTGAAAGATACTTGCAGCCGACGAAAACGCCAGCAAGGATTCCAGCGCCGGGAGTGGTAGGATAAATCGTACCGTTCGCGTTCTGGAAAACAGGGTCACCGAAATACATAGCAGCGGTATTGTAAGCGCAAAAGCCCACAACCTGCTCGTAAGTCGGAGCAGAACCAGTTCCACTTAACTGGCTAAAACCGAAAGGCGCAAAAGTATTTGCCATGACGGATCTCCTTTTTAGGAAGCCATCATCGCGCACCGGGGCGACTAAGACTGGGTTTTTTGAACCTCCGCACCGGGGGAAGTAACCCATTAATCGTTTAATTTTGTTAGTTTGTCAACATTGCAATAAAAAGGGCGGCATATAGCCGCCCCATTTACCCAATTTCCTTACTGCGGAATTGGAATTGAATCGTAAGATTTCCGGATATTGACCAGTGACTGGTCTTTATTTGCGCGCTCAAACTGGCCGCCTTCTGCGGAATTTAGCTGGGCTTCCTTCTGCCGGACCTGATTACGCGCCTTGCGCAATTCAATTGCACGGGACTCTTCAGATATTTCTGACGGACGCTCCATAAGGACCATACCCTTGCGCTCAATCGTTGGGTGATTGCCGCTATTTGGCATGTAGGATGGGTGACGCGATGTCGGAACCGCTTCCCAACCAGCGCGGGCCAGTGCCACCTGATATGCAGGATCTTCAGCGCCCATCAAAAGCTTACGCTTCCATTCATATTCCCAGCCCGGTGGAATATCGGACTTGTTGATGAAAAAGTCATCAGTGCCTTCATCCAGATCGCCAAGGTGATCACGAAGTTCTGCTGCACGGCGCGCAGCGCGGGTACGGGGATCTTCTTCACGCATAGGGGCTCTAATATCCTCGCGAATTGTTGGCGTAATATCCGCATGCGTTGCCTCTGGAGCAACAGCAAGGGGCTCATATGCCTCTTCCAAAGCATCTATGTTTACCGCTTCTGCGGCACTTTGGGCTGCCTGATCAAGGGCCTCTTTGACCTTTGGTGGGCGTCCGCGCTTTTTTGGTGCAATAGTTTCCATAATAATACTCCTTGAATTTAATTCATCTTGCCTTCTTTTTGAAGAGTAAGCTTGTTGCGGCCATATTCCTCAGGCGTCATGCCCATCATGTCGGCTATATCGCGCTCTGCTGCGGTAAGTGTCACACGATTTGGCTTGCTTCCACCGCCTCCACCACTGCGCGAAACAGGGGCTGCGGGTGGTGCTGAACGGCGCTGCGTTGGCTTTGCAGCGTCAGCCATGGCGTCATAATCACGGTTATTATCCTGACGGCGAAGACGCAGCGTGTCTTCAATCGCGTCAAAATAATCATCTGAATCCGCAGGAATGTCATCTGCCATAGCCAGATTGTGTGCTGCCAGCATCTTTTGATACAAGCGCGGGTCAGTCGCAAATTGCGGATTCCGACGCACCCAATCAGCAGAGCGCGGCGAAAGCTGCGATGCTAAAGCCTCAACAGGGTCAGAAACATAAGGCGTTGGGGCTGCTTGACGTGGTTGATTTTCCAGCGCCTGCTTACCTTGCTCAAGCTGAAGAAGCTTGGCTGCGTTAGAAGACATTTCCGATTGAATGTCAGCCGCAGCGTCATAATCCTGCATAGCCATTGCGTCACGGTAATTTGCCTTGAGGATATTGTTGTTCTGAAGAACTGTATCAATGGCATTAGACACCAGATGCAAGCTTGTGTCCTGCACCTCACCCTTTGCCTCATACGCCGAATATTCAGCTTCGCTTGCGCGGCGCTGTGCTTCCTGACGTGCTTTGCGCTCTTCGTCCAACTGCGCCTTCAGGGTATCAAGGGTGTTATCTACCGGGTCGGGTTCAGCGGCCTTATCCTCTGATTTTTCGACAATAATGTCTTCTGCTGGCTGTGGATCGTCGCCCAGATCAATTTCTAATTGGTCTTCTACGTTATCTTCGATAGACATTTTAGCCTCCTTACCAGATCATATCAGGATGTGGGACACTGCCCCGGATGTTTGTATCTTTCAACGCACGGCAAAGCACGTTGTTGACGGTGATTGTCCAGCCGTCTGAAGGGCGATAAACAACCCAATCATGCAGCTTTACGTCCATGCCCCGGAACCAATTGCCGTTGGGATCGTCAAAAGCTTCAGATCCCATCTTAACGACAAGGCCGACCTTGCTTTGATGACGGTCTTCGTCACGGTGCTGATCCGGCAGGTAAATGCCGCTTTTGGTCTTTTCTGGACGCAAATACACAGCGACAACCACTTCGTTGTGGAACACTTTGAACTTTTCAATATCGCCCAGTGCCTGAAGGATCAGTTCCTTTGGGTCTTCTTCATGGGTCATATTCATATGTGGCATTTAATTTTTCTCCATATTATCGTTCAGAAATAATTTTATTAACCTCATCACGCAGGTCTTCAAACTCGCGAAGACCCGCGATCCTACCAACTTGGTATTTGTAGTCGGAATAATCAACGACTGCATGTGCGTTTGTGATGTTTTCTGAAAGGGAGGCGATGCGCGCCTCAATGAGTTTCATCAACTCAAATTCAAACAGGTTGTTAAAGTTCATCAATATAATTCCATAAAATAAAATATTGGGCGACGTTCTTCCAACCAACGCCGCCCAAACTCAATCACTTCTTACGTTTTTGGATCTCCGTCTTTTCCAAACGACCCAGACCGCTACCAGCGCCTGCATCCATATCACTGTAAGAACGATAGGTGCGGCCACCAGCCTTGCGCGGCATTGGCGCAGGACCAGCGCCCGGACCGCCCATAGGAGGCGCGGGCATTGGAGGCATAGGCATTTGCATAGGCGGACCAGCCTGAGGCTGTGGCGGAGGCGGCATCTGCACTGGAACGCCCTGAGGCATTGGTGGCTGCTGCATATTAGGATCCATTTGCGGCTGGCCCTTGCCAGTCATAATGGTGATATTGATGTCGGTCTTGCCGTTCTTTTTCTTGGTACGGCCACCGCTATTCATTTCAAGGGCACCAAGGCTACCGCCGTATTGCTTAGCAATGCGACCGCCGACCTTTTCCTGTGTCTGCATTTCGCCATCTAGCGAAGTGTAGCCACCGTGGGCCTTAGCAGTACGCGCAGATTGCTTAAACGCATCAGCCGTTGGAGCGCCTTTGCTGCCAACCTTGCGCATGCGCTCTTTTGAGTTT